GTCCTACCGGGTGTAGAATTGGAGGCAGGGTTGCCAAACTGTTTCTGTCTACCCTTGAGTCGCGCTCAACCTTCACTTGGTTTTGTATACCGCGAAGTATGGAGGGGATAGTTGTTGTATCATATAGTCGTTTGCTATCCTCAGATAGCTTTGTAACAACCACTGGGTAGTCTTCGTAGCCGTTGAGAAGTTCAAACTTCGCATAGCCCGGCACTTGCTCGTTACCGCTGAACTCCTTGTGAAATACTGTGCAATAGATGCCTTCTGCACCATCTTCTTGGTCTATTAGGCGTTGATAGGCATAGCAGATTTCAACTAGCTCATCAGCCTCGTAAGCATTGTCCGATAGGCTTAGGCTGCGACGACCTTCTTGTTCACGCTCGATAGAATCAATATTTACACCTCTATACTTAGATATGATGTAATCTACAAAGTCTTCGTCCCATCCGTCTGTGACTACCTTGTTCTCTAGTTCCTGTGGGGTGTAGTAAGTTTTCCAGAAGCAGTAGGGTGCGCGTTGTGGGTCAGTGACGTATGGTGGGAAAAAGAAGTCACCGTCAGGGGCAAGTGTCTTAACGTCGGGAGCGTTGACTTGTCTGCGAACGATAGGTAGTTCAGCTACTCCAGTCTTCCTTAGTTCACGTAATGCCTTCTTAGCACGTTTTTTCGTTGTTCCCTCAAAGGTTGCTTGAAGCAAGGCAGTCAGTTCGTCGTCATCGTTGCCATTCTGTATTGCGTCGGCAACATTAGGGCTAACTTGTGCAATCTGATTAAGGTCCAACTGTTGTAGAATACGTCTATCCTCTCTTTGCCATCCTATATAGGTAATCAGTATGCCTCGCTCAAGCAAGTAATTAGCACCCAGTTCCATTTCCCTGTGGAACCTAGGTATGTATCCAGAGGATACCATCCATTTTAAAAATCCAGAAACTATGCGACTACGAGCAATATCTCCACTTTCTACGGGGAATGCTCTGACGTTAGCACGGTTCAAGGATGCCATGAATAAAGAGACTAGTCGAGTGATTCTCTCATCAATGAGATGACACTCCATGTCGCTTGCACCCTCCCAAGGGAAGGCATCTGCTCCGTGCTTGCGGTGGTCACGGCTCTTGCCTGGCCAGAAGTTTCTGCGGTCATCGTAAGATGTGCGGCAGAGGTCAAAGTATGCTTCTAGTTCTACAACTGTTTGGTCGTAGGCTAGGCGTAAAGTTTTAATATCTGGCTCATCCTGTAGGTAAGTCAGGGACTCAGAAACATTATCAGTTATCATTATTTGAGATTAATCTTTTTTGCACGGATTTTAATAACCGTATAACATGGGTCGATGATACGCCTATTGTATCACATAGCTCTTCATTTGTCATAGCAACAGATGTTTCATGCAAAACATACCTACGGAATATCTCCCAAGCAGATAGTCTGTCTACTTGCTCTTTGCACCACTCGCGGTTGAGAGTGATGTCACACTCCTTTTCTGACGTATCTGTAACTTGTTCCACTGACATCTTCGATTGCTTCAAAGGTTACTTTTTTACCAACTAGTTTACCTTGCCACTTGCGTGGTATGAGCATAGGCACTTTTTTGCCTATTTCTACGTTGTGAACATAGTTAAACTTTGGATTAGGACACTCAGTCAAAACCATACCCGTGTAATGCTTAGGTATGATTTCCTCTATCATAAATGAATCCTCAAGGATGGCTGTGCCTTCCTCGGTTACCCAAGTGTTTCTGCCTTTTCCTGTTAATGAACCCTCTGGCAGTTTTTCTACAGCTATACGCATAGCCTCGTCAAAGTCTACCTCTTGTTCCTCTGCTATTTTCACTAGTTTCTTTTTAGGCATTAATACCCTCCTTCTGATCTTCTTGTTGTTGTCATTGAGGTATCAGAAACGTAGTCTGGTCCATATCCGTCATTTATCATCCGTAAATAACGTAGAAGGTCAATCCAGTCCTTCAATGGTTCGTCTACCTTTCCTCTGTGTCCCCAGTTAATTAAACTCTGTATTAGATTACCGCACGACGAGTGTATCTTCAATATGGGTCTGTTTGCATCGTCTATCTCTGCATCTGGGTTGTAACGCATCCATTCGTCTAGCCCAGATAGTCCTGTTTCAATGTCTGAGCCGCTAGATGGAATAAAATACATACCCCTGACCGCAAAGCTCTCAAACAGGTCTGTGTTGTTCTCGTTCTCTCTAGCAAAGAAGCGGGAGTCACCTATACGCTCATACACCTCTACGCCCAGATCACTTTCTATGTCTAAGAACTCATCTATGTAAGCCTGGACATCATAGCCTAGTTTTTTGGCTGCTGGACCAAACCTCCACTTGGGATCACCAGACAATGCCCACTCTCCGTAACTGTCTCTGTCTGGCCACTCGCGCAGTATTGTAATGAATCCATTGTTGTCTACAGCAGCCCATATAGCTACATAGTTCCTAGCACCCGCAGGGTCAACAATCTGATACACCGTGTGTGTGTCCTGCCTAATCTTAGGCATCTCGTTGGTTACATGGACATTGGTATTAAAGTATGGAAACAGCGTAGTCATTGACTTGACCGGCACTCCATACGCACGTGTTAGTATCTCCTCTTTTGGTCTGCCCTGCAAGTCCTTAGCTATACGATCATAGCCACCAAAGGGATTTTCATCTGTGTGCAGATAGACAATGCCGGCATCTCTGTTAACGCTATACTGCTTTACAGGCACAGGCTCATCTAGCAACTCTGCATGTTTAGTCTCCAGAATCTCTGCATCTCTTAGATAGTCAGCAATGAGTTCTGTGTAGCCATCGATGGGGGTAAACCCTGTAACTAGCCTAGAATCCCTAGTAGCCAGACGGAAACGCTGTGTGTTGATCAGCGTAGAGTCGCCTAGATACTCATCGTTACCAATGCCTACATTCTCTGGGTGGTTGCCTAGATTGGGAAACCCAAACTCAAAGCCCTCCAAGATTGTATGGTTATTGCTAAACTGCGTGTAGGTCTTGAAGTCTACGCGAGTCCTAGTATCTGGGAAAATAAACGACTGCCCGGTAAAACCATTCTGCATAGAGTAGTTGATGTAGCCCTCAATCCCCTTAGTCTTGCGCTTGAACTCCTTGGGCATAAACTCCCATATAGCAGCCTGCTGAACCTTTACGGACGTATCAGCGTTCTGTGAGAACAATACTACGTGTCCATCCATGTGCTTGGTAATGGACTCCATAAATATCTTAGCCATACCCGTAGTCTTAGCACCACGGTTACCACCAAGAACCAAAACCTCGTTATACTTAGACAAAGCCCACTTAATCCTATCCCAACTAACTAGGTTTACCCCGTGACGCAGGGGATCATCTATGGTGAGCTTGATAGCATCCTCCCTTGCCTTCCATACGTCATACACAGCCTGTGCTCCCTTATAGTCCAAAAGAGCCTTGAGTCGCCCTTTATCTGGCATGGGTATTGTAGGGTGCTTAGTCCACTGCATCATCATCTAATTCATCAGAGTCTCCTTCAAACTCCCACTCGATCTCTATATTGTCGTCATCAATCTCTAGTTGCATCTCACGCAAAAGCATTCTTCCTGCTGGCAGATGGTTGTAGTCATAAAATAGTTCACCCTGCTCATCCATTACAATGAAGCAGTAGTTCTCAAAATGCTCCCCCAGTATCCCACGAATCTGATCGTAGATGGGATCATAGCTTTCATCTGTCAGTGACCTAGCCATCTCCCTCTACATCTATTACCTCTGCCTCTGGCAGCGAATCTATAAGACTCATGGCCTCCTCTGGGGTAGTTATATGCCTTACCTCTATCTTCTGAACATTGTTACCCGTCACGTTATCAAAGGTTCTATGCAACTTCTCCTGTGCTACCGCTAGGTTAGCTAAGTCCTTAGTCTCTGCCTTCTTTATCTTCTCCTCTGCCTCAGCAGAGCCGTCTAGGTAACTAGCTGCAATCTTCTCTCCTATGCTACTAATCTCATCTATGGTAGAGGCTAGTTGCATAGCCCTTTCCTGCCTAAACACCCTAGCCTCATCACAGGTCTTTACTATCCCGTTGATACGCCTGGCTATGTAATGGTGCATATCCAACTCCTTCTTTACATCGTGCATACTAGAGCCGGCTAAGAACATAGAAGCCGCTGCAAGCCATCTCTGAGGGTTGTTGTTAGCCAGACTATTCTTAGCCGTCCTTTCCTGCTCCATAGCAAGCATGGGGGCAAGCGCATCCCTCATCCTATCTTTTAAATCTATGCTCGTTTCTTTGCTATCTATATCTGTCCCCTAAACTACTCCTATCTATCTTAGGCTCTGCACCTATATATGACTCTTCTGCCAACCTATATTGTACCCTACCATTGCTTAACTTTCTTTTACTCAAATAACCACAACTCTCTAATTCTCTCATACCGCGTTGCACACTCTTAGTCTCGTCCTTATTATCCATTGCTATCCTCTTGGCACTGAAGTCCCAGGTGGCTGGCTTTGACTTCATATACGCCCATATGCCCTTAGCCTTGAGACTCAAACGATCATCTCCCCATATACCTTCTCCGTCCTCCATCAAGCTCCACACAGGGTTATACCTCCACTCAACCCCATCTAATAACGATTTCATAGCCAGAGGTGTATATTGCACTTTAGGGTGTGTCAAGCTTTAGACCCAAAGGTGCAAAACGCACCTCATAAGTATACTCTAAAAAACATAGCCCAATTAGATTACATTTTTTAAAGGGCAGTTTATGTATATATATACAACACCCAGGCAGACAGACTGACGCCCCCCGCCCCTGTTTGAAAAAAATGCTTTGCCGTGTCGCGCTGCAAGCTTGCTAGGCACAATTGCAGCACAATCACGTAGAAAGTTTTCTTTTATTAAGCCAAGATATATTCCCCGGTAATTCCCCAATCTTATCACCCGGCAAGGCCACCGGTAAACTTGCCATTGTAACCAGTTAAAAAAAGTTTAAAAGAAGTATTGACAGCATACATTGCAACAGTTTTAACGGGTATCAGTTAAGCGCATTTGCTTAGCATAAACCAATAAAAGAAAGTAATAAAATGAAATACAAGCTTGAGCAACTCGCAGCTGCCTGTGGCCTAACAATTGATGAATTTGCCATTGCATTTCCAGAAGTAGCAAAACACGTAAAACAAAAGTAAACCAATAAAAATAGAAAGTAATACCATGAAAACTAAAAAGAAACTAAAAGCATTGCTTAAGACGCCCTTGAAAACAAAACCAGAAGCCGTCATATATATTGGGCTGCTTCATAAATACGGCTGCGGTTACCATATGGATGACGATGCAGCAGAGTTAGAATGCTTTGGCAAAAAACTCGGACGGCTAGCTAATAAAAGAGCAGATGAGTGCTTTGATTTATTAACCAACAATGAGTATTGCCCTCACGCGGTTGGCCTTGCTTGCTTCATGGATTAATATTAAAAATAATTTAAAAAAACTAATCAATAAAAATAGAAAGTAATACAATGAAAACTAAATATCAAATAGCTAAAATTAAACACGATGAAGCTTTCAAAGCTTTTGATCTAATTCGTAATGCTTACAGAAATCTTGAAATCGGTGACGAAGAATTCTTAGATGCTAAAAAAGTTTACGACATGGAAACTCAAAAGTTTGAAGCTGCATGGAAAAAAGAAATCCAGCGGCAGGGGCGATTGGAGACTCGTTTGCACGAAGTCGGAAACGCAATATGCCATTGGACTAATACAAAAGATCGTGCCGAATACTGGTTGAAGGCGCGCCTAACAGAAAAGGCCGAAATTGAAAACGAGTTAAAACTTTTAAACGTATAAACA